CTCGTATGCACAAAGTCAGATCAGTTTCATGGTCAGAATATCTTAGTAGATCTAATGCTTCACCTAGTGTCAAGAAAACATTAAACGCGTGTCACAATCGTTTATTGCTATCTGGCATTGATGAAGAAAGTAGTTTAGGCAATGCTGATTTATTCTCATGGACAACAAGATCCTCTTTTGTGAAGGTAGAAAACAATTTATACCAGACGTCTAAAGGGTGCAAGAACAAAGCACCTAGGTTAATACAAGGTGCACAACCAGAATTTATATGTCTGGTTGGGCCTTGGATAATGGCTCTTCAAGATCTATTAAAAAGGAGGTGGATACCTGGTCGATCAAACAAGGTGTTCACATCTGGATTAAGTTCAGAGGTAGTAGCCGGTTTTATAACAGGAAAAACTGGTGCAATCCTGGAAGACGATCTTGGGAAATTTGACTCATCTATTGATGTCGAATGGTGCAAATATGAAGTTTGGCTTGTGTCACGCTTCGGTGCTCCAAGGGCCGTTATATCCTTGATGTTAGCAAACATTTTAACTCATGGTAAAACTTTGCATGGGTGGAGTTATCGTTGTAGAGGCACACGCAAAAGTGGTGACCCCTACACTTCTTTGATGAATTCAATAATAAATGCTCTAAGTCATGAGTATTTGTATTGTTTCTTTACCAATAAAACTGTGGATGAGAGTAGTGTCTCGCTCAGAATGGTTGTTCAAGGTGATGATAACGCGTTAACTCACAAAGAATTAGTTGAATTTGACTGGAGAGATAATATGAAGAAATTGGGTTTCGATAGTGAAGCCATATATCGGAAATCTTTCTATGATGTCGAATTCTGTTCTAACAGGTTGTATTTGTTGCCATCAGGCTGGGTGTTTAGTCCAAAACCAGGTAAAGTTCTGGCTAAATTAGGATACATTATTAATCCACCAGCTAATGTAACAAGAGAGAGCTTGATAAGGGGCGTAGCAACTGGGCTCAAGAAGCTTTGCAATCATTTGCCACCAGTAAGAGCGGTAGCAGATAGATTGCTGTTTCTTACCCAGGGGGCAACAGCCTATTATCCTAGAAATTTTGAGGAACATGTCATAAAGACAGCACAAATTTATGACACGTGTTCTGAAGTGATGTTTTCTTTGAATCGTCACTATGATTGGGACTTTGGTAAACAAGAAGAATTAGAGAGAAATCTTCAATGTATGAATTTGGGTGATTCATACACATCTCTAGTTACACTCTTGTTAGACAAAGACTCGTCAGGGCCTCAAAATCTCTAATAAGACGCCCTAACCCGATATCAAGTTATTCCTAGATCAATATTTGTTTTGCTAACAACTATTGTGCCCTGGAACCTTGGTTGACGGCGGGCGTTTTGGGGAAAGTTAAACCCCGATAAAACTCACCTATGGACCTGGTGTTAAGGTCCAAATTATAACAACTTCGGTTGTGATAAGCTAAGAAAATACCTACGACAAGCTTATCCACTTCGCGTAAACCCTGTAGGCTCAATGAGCCGATACCCCCTGGATGAACACCACTGAGAGGGATAATGTGTCGGCTTAGTAACTGAGACGGTTTATGAGCGCGTGGAGGCCACTGTCGCGTCTTGGTAAGTATGATGCTTGTCATATAATTATTTAAATATGTCTGCTAATAAACAAA